GACCATTGTTTATTGCGTCCAAAATTCTCCTCGGTATCTTTTACCTTAGTTAATTGAGTGTCTAAGCCTTGAATTAAATCCACAATTTCTTGTGGCTGATTTTTCAGCTTAGAAAAGTTATTTGAAATTTCTTGTATTGTGGCAGGCATTTTTGCCAAAGTATTTTCAGCATTTGTTACTTTATTAAATGAACTTGAAGTGGTATCAAGATTTTGCTTAATCTCGTTTGCAGTAGTCTTGAGAGTGTTAAACAAACTATCAACTTCCGCAACAGAGCCACCTTTACCAAGGTTGTTAATAGCATTATTAACATCTGCGATTTCCTTAGTAAGTCCTGTTTCAATGCCCGAATTTGATGATTTAAACTCGGAAAGAAGTGTTGTGTATTTTGACTTAGCCTTATCAATATCCGCAATCAGTTTTAAGATACCCTTTTCAGAACTGCTACCCGATAGATAGTCAAATGACCCATTTGTTTCGTTCAGAGCATATTTCAATTTTTCAACTTGACCTGTTAAGCTTGTAACTTCTGCCGTAATTTGAGTGACTTCACCCGAACTATCTTTAGTCCATGAAAATGTCGGATTGCCAAACTGACTCAAAACTTTTCTTGCATTTTCAATAGTTTTAACAATATCTATCTGTCCGTCTTTATTAAAACCTGCCTTGAAAGTTTCCGCAAGAGTTGTGTCAATATTCTGTATCTCATGCTTTATATTCTTGACAGAGCTAGTTACCTGTTTTTCAGCAACCTTTATACTATTCTGAATAGAGGTCACATTTAAACCACCAATATCTATTTTTAGATTTTTGCTGATTGTAGCAAGTTGAGATTGAATCTTCTTTTGTGTTTTACCCAAGTCCAACTCACCAATGATTTTAGCATGAGCCTTATTATCATTTGCAAGTACATTATTTAATTTGGGTATATCGTCCTTAACTTTACTTGTGTCAAGTTCCACAGGAACTCGTATTTTTAAATCATCTGCCATTTCACTTCACCTCTATTCCTTGTCTTTTAAGTCCTTGCCTTAAAGCTATAATGTGATATTTGTTATCACTTAAATCCTCTTTTGTATTATATACAAATGGTCTAGCAACACCATGATACGTCCAGTTTCCAAAATCGTACCCCCAACCAGTTTCAATGATAGGTGCTAATTCTTGGTCTGCATTATCTGACTTAACCATTTTGCTCTGAACAAAAATATATGGATTAGCCATTGTATTATTCTCTACAACTAAAGTGTCACCTTCGATAGAAGAATTAATATTGCTAATATCCATTAAACCACCATTATCATATCGCCTTACATATTCATGTGGTACATAACTATCGTAAACATCTCTTTCAATATGATCTAACATAACAGTGGTAACAACCTCGGCAACATCTGTAAGCAAAGCATAATCAATTCTTGCCTTTAGTTCTCGCTCTAGTTCTTTAAGGTTTTTTACA